ATAAAAATCAATTTGACCATGTGGAGTACTAAAGTATTTAAAATTACCTGTACCATCAACACCTACTACTTGTCCATTAGTTCCATTACTAGCTAAACCAGTTAAACTAGTTGGGGGTACATCTTTCCATACGCCAGTACCACTACCATTGGCTACATACACTTGACCAGTTGTGGCAGTGGACACTCCTTTTGGCTCGTGTAAATTAGGGTCAGTCAATACTGAATGTTGAATATTTGCCAATTTATTTCTCCAAAAGGAAACGGAGAAACCCCTTGTGAGAGTTTCCCCGTTAATTTACATTAAATGTAACTTACTACGAAGGTAGCAGTACCTGCAGTAAAAGTACCAGTGAATGCAACATCCAATGTATCGGCAGCAGCATACACTTTACCCAAACCACGGTTAGTAGCAGCATCACCAATGGCATAAGCACCAGCAGCACGAATGGTAGCATTTGCAGTCAAGTTAGCAGTAGCACCTTGAGTAGCTGAAATCCAGCCATCAGGATCAGTACCATCACCAAACTGTACATCAGTACCACCAACCCATGCAGTGCCAACTTTCATCACTACATCTAGCACAACAGAGCCAGCAGGGATGTCAATAACAGCACCAGAGGATTGAAAGGTAATAGCTAGATGAGCCTCTTTAACAGCACCATCAGTATCGTATACACCAGCAACATTACGTTCTGGAATGTTAGGGCCAAAGCCCACAATCAGGCCATCAGCATTAGCCCAAGTAGATTGACGAGTCATTTTAAATTTCCTTTATGTGTTAGTTAAAAAACACTAGGAGTATTCCCCTAGTGTTAATTAGTTTAGATTGTTGATTTAGAAATGATGGACACCAAGCACTCAGGGCGATAAAGCTTGAGGCCAAAACGTGCGTTCATCACATACTCATCACGACGCAAATCTTTGTTACGCTCGTATTCAACACGAGGCATCTGGCGATAAGCACCGACGAAGGGAGTCAAGTCACCACCAACAGACATAAAGATGTTAGTCACTGGAGATGCAGGAACAGACACGCTATTGATAGTTGTATCAGTAGGTGTAGCCAAGAAGTTAGAAACATAAACGTCAAAGCCGAAGATGTTTTTAACGAAGCGCATACCTGTTACTTCATTCACGAAACCACCGTTAACAATACCACCGAATTGTGGGTTGTTAATGAAAGCTTGTGCACCAACCAATTGGTTGAACACATACTCTTGTGATGGGTCAATGATCGCTACACGGCTACCACCAGCTTGTGCTTTATCCAAGGCAAACTTAGCTTTAGCAAAGTCATCCAAAGACAAGACAGTGTTGGTTGCACCTGAAGCCACAAAGCGGTGAGCAGCACCGTTAATGGTATTCAAGTTGTTAGCAGTTTGTGTATTGGCGAGAGAGAAAACAGAAGTCTCCAAGTTCTCATCCAAAGCACGACGCATCTTGGTAGGGAACATACCAATGAGTTGTTGAGCGTAGTAGCTGTCTTGCTTAGCCTTATCAGTGATATAGGTAGCAGATTCAACATAACGATCAATCGTGAAGTTGAACTCACCAGTGTCCATTGCGTCATACACAACGGGGGTCAGTTCAGCAGTTTCACGCATTGGCAATTCGCCAACAGACGGAATAGTAAATTGGTTGCCATCAGGGAAACCGTTGAGCATACGCACATAGCGTGTACCCATCAATTGCTCTTGCAACACATCTTTTAGTTCGGCAGACCAAAGTTCTGCACGAACGAGGTTTTCATTAACCTTTGCGTAATCAACACCAGCCATTTAAATTCTCCTTATTGACCAAAATATAGGGTCGGGTTTTTAGAAACAGTTTGTTGTAGTTTATATTGGAATTCTTGTGACCAATAGGTATTAGGATCATCTTTACGGACTTTAGCGGCCCATTCTTTTGTTCCTTCAACTCTACTTCGATCACCTCCACTAGAAGCTACGGAAGTTGTATTTACAGAACCTGTATCAAAATTATTTGTGGGTAGTTGAACACCATTAAATAATGACACAAACTCTGTCGGATCATTTGCAGCTAGTTCCATAAGAATTTTAGCCTTTTCAGGTGTAGAAGCTTTTTGCTTAAACATCTGTTCTGCTTTATCACCGAATTTCTCTTTCATAAGAGCATCAGCCCTAAGCAAATTGCCATTCTTACTATCTTGCTGTTTACGACCCTCTAACGTCCTCTCTACAAGCTGTTGCACAACATCAGGGGTTAAGCCCTGTACAGGAGGATTGTCGGCCTCTGGTGCACCACTTTGTTTCGACATACGTTCCAAAACTTCATCAATGGTTTTAGCGGAAGCTGCTTGCTCACGTAGTCTACGATTTTCCTCTTTCAAGGTTTCAATAAACTGGTCAGCATTGTTATATGCTTTAGCTAAATCATCTGGAGTTTTGTATTTTTGCTGTTCACCCACTAGAGCAGTGAAAAGCGATCCATCAGTTGTCGCTGGTGGTTGATTAGCGGGAGGATTGTCGTTCTCACCGTTAAAGATTGTTGCATTGGTCATGCGGAAATTCCTTTAAAAATTGGTAGCCTTAGAGTAGGCTATTTGAAAAATGTCACTTTTTAGCTGTATCAGGTAACATTGAGACAATTAAATCAAATGCTTTCATCTGTCCTAAATTGTACGCCAATTTAGCGTAATGGTTAGGACAGTCAAAATCATCCTTTTTAATACTGTTAATATCTTCTTTTAATACTAGTAATGTTTTATATAAAGCTTCTAAAGTATAACTACTATTATTCCAAGCTTTAATAAACTCTTCATTACTACTATCTTTAGGTTTATTATTTAGTAATAGTTTATTCATTATATATCCTATTTATATATATATTTATATAATATAATTAATACTATATAATATATATATTATACTACCACAATTATTGTGGCATGTCAATAGGTGGCCCTTCGGGGTTAATAGTTGCTTCAGTTTGTATATCTTCAGATACCTGATTCATCAATCGCTGTGTTTCAGCTTGTTCAAAAATCATAGCATTGTCTTGTACAATACGGTAGTTCTGCCAACCAAGATTTTCTTCCAACGCTTTGGCAATAGCCTTACCACTAATGTGGGCAGCAACTGTAGGAATAGCTTGTACAGCAGTTATTGTCTGCGACAACTCTTGAATAAATCTAGCTTGTTCACCGTAGTGACGAGCACCTAATGGGTAGATTTTACCAGCAGCCATCAAATCATCTTTAGTCACTTCAACAAAGGATACAGTACCATAATCTTCATCAACTGAACGAATACGCTCTACACCTTCAAAGTTACGTACAGATTCAGCTAACATGCCATTAAGTAGCGGTTCTAGAATGTTACGTTCAAACCAACTTACCTTGCTTTGGAAGATACGTCCAGCAGCGTTCTCTAGGCTCTGTACTTCGTATTTAGTCTTCTCTCCGGGGGTACGTATACCCATAGCCTGTTTAGGTGCTCCTGCAAGCTCTTCCATGCGGTTCATAAGCTCGTTAATCTGGAGGTCTGCTTGCAATGCTGTAGCATCAGGACGCATAAATTCCAAACCACCTTCGTCACCAACAAACACAGTAGCTCCGGGTTCGTATTCAAACTCCTCTACAGTGTTACCTTTAACTACCATAACAGGGTAGGCAATAAGGTCAAATACGTCAGCCTTCAAGTTCTCCAAGTGGTCAATACGATATTGCATACCAACCAACTGGTCTAGTGGGCCTTGTGCCCACAAGTTATCTGTACGCAATCTCCAACCACAATGGAACATAGGTTTGCTACCTGTCCACATTGGATTAGGTTGTTTACGTAAAACCCACTTACGGTCGATAATTGTTACTAACTGGTTGCGTAAAAGCGTCTTCGTGTCGGGATCGTAAATATCTCCCCAGAACTCCAGCAACTCAACCATGTCGCTTTCTAGGTATTCATCAGCACTACCAAAGCCATCAATAGCCATGTTTAATTCTTTTTTGAACTCAGGGTCATCACGATAGTTTTGACGGAATTGTAATGCTTTGTCTAGAACATCTTTGCTGTAATTTAACGCTGGTTTAGTTTCTATGTCAGTCATTAAATCACCTAATGACTTAAGCATACGACGCACCACAGGAGTCTTGTCAAAAGTCTCAGCTAATGGATTAAACACCAAGTCTGTAGGGTTAATACGATAGGCTTTAGGGCCAATGTATTTGCTTACAACATTACCTGTACTGTCGCTAATAGTATCACGAACGTAGTCATAAGTAACAACAACGTTACCAAAATCAATGTAGTCATATACAAGTTGAGAAACAAGAAGCTGAAAGTTAGATGCTTTTAACTTCTGTTTCATGTAGTTTGTAATGGCATAACGCTTTTTAGTAAGTTCTACACCTTTGTCTGTAGCTTCCCAGAAAAACCAATTCTCAGATGGAAACAACGCAGCCATATAATTGGCATGTAAGTTGTCTCTAATCTGAGTAAGTTTAGGAGTAACTGTAGAGTTCTTCCAAGGAAGTTTGCTGTTACTAGTTTTACGTGTATCTGTAGCAAACAAATAGTTACGTAATTCTTGTTGGTCAGATTTCCAAACAGAACGGTTAGTATCCCACTTAGTCCACATGTCAGCAATTTTATTTGCTAGTGCATCGTCATTAAAACTTACTTGTACGTTTTCGTTCATATTTTCCTCTTAGTAGGCTACGCCACCAAACTTTGAATTAAATGCAATAATGTTGGATTTTTTACCCCATGATCTATTAGATACTGGAGACTTACAAATCTCTACACAAGCGGCTAAAGCGTCTTTAACGTCATCATGTTCTGGATTGTTCATAATGAGTTCTTCTTCTAGTGTTTGGCAATTACCACCTTTATAATGCCAAATTTGATTGTTGCTATAACGTGGTTCTAGGATAGATGCAATACGTTCTGCTTTGTTCATTGTCCTAGGAGGATTGTATTCATCAATAGTAAAGACAATGTTTTGACTACGCATGTAGTCTCTAAACTGGCTAACAATGAGTCGTTGTGCAGCTACAACCTCACATCGCATCTTCTTAAATCGCCATTTACGATATACGGTTTCTGCTTTGTCATACATTACAGAAATCTTATTTGTTTTAAATCTATCAATGTCTAAAACATAATAGTTGTTATCTTCGTCAATGCCTACCACTGCAATGACTGTATAGTCTGAATTGTGGTTAACTGTGTACGCAAAATCCATAGCTGCATACACGTGGAGAAGCTTATCACCAAAGTACCAAGCACCGCTAAAATTCTCAATTTTATCTCTTTCGTAATAATTAAATCTACTACGATCAATGAGTTGTGTTTCAACTGCATTGGGATTATTGTAATATTGGGCATAAAACTGTGTAATGTCCAAATATTTTGCTTTCTTGCGAGCAAGTTCTTTCTGGTCAAAGCCGAACGTCTTACCATCTGTACGACGTTGTTTAGGCCACAAAAACTCACCATTAGTTTCTACAACACGTTCAAACGTTTCGTAGACTTCATTTTCTACTTCTTCATCCTTAACATCATCGTAATAGGATTCAGTCATTTCCATCATGTCTTTGTACAAATCACCGGGATGGTAACGAGTACCTACTGCCCATTCTTTTGCACCAGTAGATTCAATGGATGATAGTTGCGAATAGAACGCCCTCACTTGGTCGCGACCAATCTGTGAATAGGCATTATCTGGAACTACAACGTCATCTAGTACAGCAATAGAACAATGAAGCCCTGTAACGTTAGCTGTAATACCTGCTGCTTTAATAGTGGCATCACGAATACCCTCGGCTTTACGCTTAGGGTGGTCTACGCTAATCTCATCAACAGCCCAACGCTCTCGCTTACCTTCCATATCATTAACCATCTCAGGCCAATAAAAACGATAGATGTCAGACAATAGAATGTCTTTAACAGCTTTTAATTGCTTTTCAGCCAAGTTAGCTGTAGCAGATACGTACAGTACAGTGGCTTCTGGATTCTTTGTAATGTGGTGTGCCACACGATAGGCAATCATTGCACTCTTCTGGTGGTCACGTGGAAGCAGGACAAGCTGGTTGTCCTTTGCATCTTGACGCTGCCACCATGCACACAATTCTTCGTGCACTGCACCAAGTACTCGGTGTGGTGCAACTAGTCGAATAAACGTGAGTAAGTCTTCCTCTGCCGCTTGCTTTACTAGTTCTTTTTCAGACATTACCATTTAACCTTATCTGCCCAATATGCAGCACTCATCTTGCCTTTAGCAATGTTGCTTGCATGTCGTGCTTTAAAACTCTTTTGTCGTGCTGTAGGTTCTTTGTCACCTGATACACCTTGTTGACCAAAGCGAATAGTTTTTACTTTATCACCTTCTTTAGCTACAACAACGTGGCTTTTAGTTGCATGGCTAGGTGTACGTTTTGGTTTATTGAATCCAGCAACACCAGCACGTTCTAATCTAGGGTCTTTAGCCATCACTTACCTTTCTTTGCAGTCTTTGCAGACTCTTTAAAAGCTTTAGCAGTAGGAGCACCTTTAGTGCCCGGTTTACGCATTTTTTCTTTACTGCCTTCGGCTATCCGTTTACGTTTGGCGTTAATATTAGCATACAATCCGGGTTTCATTTCATAGCTCCATTTTTCTTACGAGGAAAACTGCGGTTAGAAGTCTTACTAGTAACACGTAAATTAGACTTACCATTACCACCACCTTTACTCAGTGGCTTCTTATGGTCAACATCTTTACCGTCACCCTTAGATACTTTACCTTCACTCTCTAACATACGACGAGCACCATTACGTTTAGCTCTATCTTTTACAACAGATGGTTTACCATCATATGCCTGTTGTTTTTTATAATCACGTTTACCGTTTGTCATGTAGGGCATATCAACTCTCCAACAATAGGTATTCACCAGTTTCTAGAAGAATATCGTCGCCAGTTTCTAGTAACAGATTGTTAGCAATAGCAGCACCCACATCATTCCAAAACCGTACAATCATATCATCCACTGCGCCAGTGTAACCAAAGGATAAAAGATATGCTTTCCACTTGTCTTCTACTGCACCTACAGTGTAACCTCTACCAGTTAAAAACTGATCTTCAGCGTCACGTAACGAATAACTTGTCGCACCATTGGCACGATAGAAGGACAACTCCATGTCTTCTTGAGTACCTGTGTACGACAAACCACGCAAGGCATTCCATTTAGCCTGTGTATTAATAGTCATTTACGACCTCCAATTACAATACCTAAACGAGCCATATCACCTGCAATTCGACTAGGGATAGTGGGTAGCTCCACCTCTTCCTTTTTAGGTCGTCCTACGGCCTTTTTGATGCCTTCCTCGGCATATCCTTTATCAGCCAACCATTTAGCAGCAGCAGTGCCTCCGGGTTGTTTAGCGTGACTCTTAATTTGATGTATGGCTTCAGAACGAAGTTTAACTTCCAACTCTGATTGCCACTTGTCTACATGTGGTTTAATTAAAGGATGATTACGCACATCCAACCAGTGTTCCCAATCACCCAACAACAATTGTGCAGGTTGATATTCAGACGGATCACGGCAATCTAGGAAAACATCTTTCCATTCTTGAAGTGTGTATATAGGCCTGAACTTAACGTCAGGACGAGCAAACTCTTTAAACAATTGCAATATTACTCGTTTTCCACTTCCGTCAAGGAACTTGGTTCGGTCAACCATTCTATTCTCCTAATCATACCTCTCGGTATTTGATTGCGTCTTGCAACTACTCCATCTGCAATAACACCGTTAGTAATTACTAGCCCTTCAGGGCCATCGTATAAAACAAATCCAACTTGTTTACATAACACAGGAGAATATGTAAAATCCTCCTCATGTTCTGTCCACGCAGTTACGTCAAGTTCAGAAGCATCTTCCCAAATGACGTAAACTAAATTCATTTTTTAGCCTTGTTCTTGGCTGTTCTTTCACCACGTTTAGGCTTTTCTCTACCAGCTTTGCTCATAGCAATGGCAACTGCTTGCTTTTGTGATTTACCTGATTTCATTTCTGCTTTAATGTTTGCAGAAATACTTTTTTGACTTTTACCAGAGGTCATGGGCATATTAAATTCCTTTTAAATAAACTGTTTTACCATCTTGCTTAGTAGCTGTAAGCACTTCGCACTTCAAATCTTTTTCATCGTAACTTACATGAACCCAACCACTATGCGGTTGACCTTCTGTATAAAACTCTAGAATGAGTTGTGTATATTTAAAGTTATCTTTAATATATAGAGCAAGTTGTTTATTATCTAGTCCGGGTGCTTCAATATCAGCAGCCATACCTAAACAGTGGTCACTTTTACTACTTCCACCAATTGCTGTGTTAAGTTGTGGGGAACGATAACCGCTACTAATAGTAAGGGGGCCAAACTTATCTCGTACAGGTTGCAACACATTATTAACCAGTGCTTGCAAGTTACTAATAACACTTTGTGTAGGTGTGTTGTCAATGTTACGACGAATGGCTGTTTCTGACTTAGTAAGTTCGTCTAGTGAAAAGTTGTAAGATAGTTTCATCGTTTAACCCTATCTGCAATCTTCTCCATTGTCCTACCACCAAAATAAAAAGACATAACTAACATGCCCCATTGCCCTAGCAACTCTACATACGCACCACGAGTTTCATACTCAAAGATAGATGCAATGGCAAATCCTGAATACGCTACAAGTAGGAACACTAATGTCAATGGGCGAATGTTCTTACTCATCCACGAATCACTAGACATATCTGCTTCAGCCCGTCTAGTTACATTCTCTTGCTCTACTTCATAAAGCTTGGTTTCATTAGCCAACTTAGCCAATTCACCATCTTGTGCCATCTTAGTTAGCTCAAATTGAGCCTTAGCCTTTTGCTCCGGATCAGGAATAAGTTTATCAATGAGTTTAGTGCCCACATTTAACAGTGCATCTAGTCCTAGCATATTACTCCTTATATAAATATCTGAAAACGTCGGTAGTTGTAACTACTTTCTAACTCAATCGTATTTTGATGAGCACGTTTGTTATACAATTCAATTTCTAAATCAAGTGTTTTACGTTCAAGTTTATTTGCTTCTAGTGCATAATGGTATTCTTCTTGAACCTTCTCAACAGCCTTTTCAAAAGCCACTGTAATTACACCTTGCTTAGGTTCAACTAATGGATGCCATTTATCTAAGGTAATCATTTCTTTTCCCTTTCAACAGCCCTAGCATAATAATAAAGAACCTTAGCTCTTAGTTCACTACTATCTGCTACACCAGCCCACATAGCTAAGTTATTCCACAACGTCACAAGTTGTTCACTACTACAATTATCACCGTTAGTAGTAAGCCATCTAGATAGTTCTATGTGTCTTAGTGTTGGTTCGTTTATGTTACTTAAACCATAAAAATCTGTTAGTATACAGGGTCTTGGTTGTGCTGATACTAGTAACACAGCAAACAGCATTACTAGTATTAGCTTTTTCATTATTGATGTAGTTTATTTTGTATAGCAAGCCATATAGCACCAAAGAACGCACTAACAATCAACAACAACTTAACTGTCTTAGCAATCCATTCCAACACAGCAAAAGCACCCTTGGCTGCAACAAATGCATCCACCATGTCTTTTGTATCTTGTGCTACCTTGTCAACTTTAGATTCAACAGTTGCAAGGCGGTCATAGATTTCTTTGTGGCTTATTTCTTCAGACATAAACTACTTACGCTGGCTGTGCAACTTCTTGTGCAGCAACGTATGCAGCAATCACTGCAGGTGTGTGAATAGAAGCAGCAATTGCTTGCACTTTGGCATCTTCACCACTTACATCAGCACCGGGTACAACAACGTGGCGGTGGAACTTGCTACTGATTTCCTTGCCATCTTCTTTGATAGCGGTCTTGGTGCGGACTTGAATGCAGCCGTTTTCAACAACTTCAATTAGATCAACAGATATAACTTTTTCGAGAGCCATAATATTTCCTTTTTAGCAGTCAGTTGCGCCAGCAAATTCTGGCAGGGTTTTCATGTGATTGTAGGCTTGCGCTATGAAGTTTTTACCATCAAGATTATGCGTAAATATAAACTCACCTTTTCGCAATAACTTTTCTTCAGCAGACTTAAAAATTCCGTATGTAACTTTTGAATTTGATTTTGTACACTCAACAAAAGTCACTTTGATATAACAATCTGGAAATGTTACATCAGTGTCAAAGTTGCTCATCAACGTAAAAGTTTTCTTTAGTGCCATTTGATTTTCTCCTTACGAATTTAATTTAGCTACATTAAGAAAGCTGTTTGCTTCTGTAATTAATTTATCAGAACCAGAATTTTGGTAAACCTCAACAGATAGCAAATCCCCTGCGGCTAATTTTGATATGCAGCTAAAAGAACTTATCATTTCGTTGCCGCTTGTTGCTACAGTTACAGGGCTGTAATAAGTAGTTGTAGACCCACCAAATCCTTGACGAACGCCCACAATTCTAGTTTGCAAATATTGAGTTGCATTTGTCCAAGTAGCAACCTGAATATTCCAATTAAACAAAAATGTGCCCGCATTTAAAACAGTAATTTGGTTGGTTGAAGTATTAAAATAAAGTTCAGAAGCAGCGTTCCCTGTTCCCTCACTTATGTCAAATTTAGTCCAAGTTGCGGTTGGTATTGTTTGAGCAACGCCAAAAGGCCAACCTTGAATTTGTGGAAAATCTCTGCTTGAATGAGTAAACCCCTTGTTGCCAGGCCCACTCACTGTTGGATCAACAACCGTGCTAACACCAACATCGAATAAATAACAACCCGCAAACGAACTGTTAATTATTTGGACATTTTCACAACCTCCCCCAATCCAAATAACGAAGTAATTTGGCAATGAACCATGTGTTCCATCGCTATAGTTTGGCAATGCGCCAGAGCCTTCAAAGTAACATCCGCTAAATGTTGATCTATCCGAAGCATCCATACGGATGATTTCAGTTACATACGAAGGTAGGTTTGCGCCACCAAATAGTCCAGCAGTAATATATGTGGGGAGAAACGCGGTGTCTGTGCCATTCCAACTAGAGTCAAACTTAACACCATGAAATGCGTTAGCAGTAACAGTTCCACTTGCTTGATACATTCCATACCAAGTGCCTTCATATTGACCAGATGTAAATTCGTTTGCGTTTACATTGCCGTAAAGTCTTAATCCAAAACGGATATTTCCATTTGCAACTACATTGGTAAAAGTGCCCCAATAAGTTGCGCCTCTAACATACAACCCTGAACCTGAAGTAGCCATTGTGCTGGCTAAACTTACGTTAGTAATCACAGGATATAGAACGTCAACAACTGATACCACAGCACGTATTGCATTGCTGTTGGTGTTAAATACTGACATATCCCGCAAGCCAATATTTGAAACGCCATTAAAAGCAATACAGTCATCACTAGCAGCCCCATTGATTAGCAAAATTGTTCCTGCTATATACAAACCAGCAGGAAAATATCCGTACTTCATATTCCCATCACCAGCCAACGTAATGCTTGCTGGTATGTTTAATTTTGCCGACAACCTGTATTGACCGCTGGGTACATAAACAAGCCCTTTGCCGTTTGCTACTGCAAAAGCAATAGCTGCATTAAATGCAGCAAGGTTGTCAGTCCCCGCAACAGTTGAAGTTGCTACTGTCCAAGAACCATCAGCTACAGCACCATGATCTAGTACATTGACTGCTGCCCCCGCAATCATTGAAAAAGATGTTTTAGTAAGACTCATTTTTTACACCTTAAACAATGTAGGTAAGAGTTATCATAAAGTAATGATCGGCTATTGGGAGCATATTTGTCAAATTCCCCGCAGATGTATTCATAAAAAAACTTGCCGTATTGTCGTTATTATTGGCTTGAATTACCGGATATAAACCAGCAGGCAATGCTGCGTTAAATATCCGCATCGCGCCTCCAACGGAAAAAGCAGCCCCCTCAGAACCATTTGCCACAGTAAAAGGTAGAGTGATTTTCATAGTCCCCGATGGGCTAGATACGGCAGATATTTGAAACTGTCCATTGATTGTCACTAATCTGCCAACTTTTGTATACGACATAAGGTCGTTAGCACTTGAAACAGTAGCAGTTCCACTGCCCATCGTAATCACTGCCGTAAACGTACCTTCTTCATAGTCAGCCAGCAACTCACTTGTGCCTGTGCCAGATGTGGCAGAAAAGTCGATGCCTTTGCCAGATGTGCCGATGACTAAGTTATTTTTAACTGTAACGTCACCAGTTGTTTCAAACTTTAGCATCGCTGGAATTGAATAAATTCCAATTTGAATTGGAACGTTGCTCCCAGTAGAGTAGTCACCCAAAATTTGATGGCCCGCATCGCCCGGTGTAAAAACAAGTTGTTTTGTTCCATCAGGAGAAAATCCTGTATAAGCTAAACCAGCTACATTTCTGCCAGCAGTTAGATTAGCAATTGATACTTTTTTAGTCGTGCTACTTTGTACAATAGGCAGTACTTCAGTTCCTGCTAGTGGGGTTGATGCACCTGTTAGTGCGGAGATTTTTAAGTCAGCCATTTATTTGCTCCAATTATAGAGAACGATATGTAAAGTAGAAGGTTACTTGACCTGCAGTCAAAGTACTTAAATTAGCACCAGTTGCGGTGGCATAACCTGACCAATTTTTTGCTGTGGTTGTGTAGTATTCCGTACCAGCAGAACCGCCATTCCAATAAACACCACGATTTTTATATTTGGTATTTAATGTATCTGAGGTTAAATTCATTGTTTCAGCTAAAATTCCATTATCATCTGAGCCATCACCAACCGTAATATCCAAATCAGTCATGCTTGGTGCAACAAATAACAGTTCATTAACCATTGTTACGTTAAGCAATAAAGACTGTGCTGGTTGTTGCCAGAGCACAGCATTATCTGTTGTAGCTGCGGCATTAAACAAATCAGAATTAAATGCTTTTGTAACTGCAACAGTTTGTACGTTGTAGTTGTTAATTTGTTGGTAATAGCCTTTTGTGCCAAGATTTAATGCTTTACCTTGAAAATCTGTCAAAACTGTTATGGAATCTGCGGGTGCGTTGGTTGAATTATCAGCATCGCCAATAGACATGAATGAGCCTAATATTGGACTTACTGTTCGACTAAGTTTTCCAGCGCACCAGTTGCCAATAGAAGTGGCGCTCACTGGTTGACCATAGTTGACAGCATAATCATTAGCGTCAGTTACTTGTCCTGCGCTTAAATAAAATAAGTTTGCTTGAACAACGCAACCAGAAAGAGCAAATGCGCCTGACGCAAGTTGCACTTCGTATGCTTGACCTAACGCTGTTCTGTTAGCCTCAAAATAATTACCAGTAATTAAAATGTCTCTACCACCGCTAAGACTAATGGGTCTGCCTTGCAATGATTCAGCAGTATTGTCAATAAAATTGAATGTTTGAGAAATACCTAAAACAACGCAGTTGTAGCCACCATTGAAATAACAGTTTGAAAACGTAATGTCGTTTGAAGTTGTGTACTGTAAATTAAAGAAATCACCATCCCAATTACGCATTTCACAAGCCAAGAATGAATACGAAAACGTATTGATTCCTGATGTATTCATGCACTTAATTCGATTGAATCGGCAGTTCTGAAACTTAACTTGAATGTAAGCGCCATCAGTTACAAATGCGGCAACTGTGCGATCATTGTTATCAAACACAATGCCTTCAAACGAAATGTTTGAAGATACAGACTGAACTGTGTGATTGGCTGTTGCTGAGAACATCACAATTGGAGTTGTAACGTAAAAGCCGGGCATTTTGCCTTGACCAATAATTCTAAAATCACCTAGTTTTAAAGTTGTAACGCTTACACTTTGGTCAATTTTAATTGAAGATGTTAACTTACATTGACCGGGAACAAGAAGAGAAATAGGTCTAAGAGAATCTGTTAGGCAATAATTAACTGCGGCTTGAACGGCAGCGGTGTCATCAGCAATACCATCACAAACAGCTCCAAAGTCTTTAACACTCACACTTTCACGTAACTTACTCTGCACGTTGGTTGCTACAGCACCAGTGCCAGCAGGATTGTAATGTACTAAAGATGCGTTCAAATTGGCAGTGTCTACGCTTTGGTTACTAATAACCATAACCAATGCACCGACATGTAATCCGGCTGAAAAGGTAATTGTGTTGTTATCTGTCTCTGTGTAACTAGTGCCGGGATATTGGCGCACACCGTCCAAATATACAGCTAAGTTGTTACTGCCTACGTTGTACGTAAAAGAGGCAATGTTAAACACTGTCTGACCAGCAGTGGCAACAAAGTTTTCCCGTAGGGAAGCAATGATTCCTGTAGAAGCACCTGCAACAATACCATTTACTTGACGCAAAGTGACAGCATCAGAATTATTTAGAGCATCAGTGAGGTTAATGATGCGGTTAGAATCCATGTCAAAGTTAGCATCCATACCATTGGGTGCTGTACCGTCCCTAGACAGGGTGTTCTCCAATGCCGTTTCAATGGCATCGAAATTAGCATTCAGTGCATCAATAGACCCATACCGACTACCGATTGTATTTAATGTGAGTTTTGCCATTGTATTCCTAAACAAAGAAGTTTAGTGGGGGAAAAATTAATTTTCTGAAAAAATTATATTTAATGGTATGCTTAGACTTCCTTTAAATACAAATGTCACTTTTACTGTAATTTGTTTAAACCGATTTAAACGCGCTATAAGCGATTTTAAGCTATTCAGGCTACCTATCCCTTACCTAACCCCTAAAAGAAGCTGTAAACCCCCTTAAAATCAATTTAAACATGATAGTGGTGGGTGGGAGGGAATCATTATTAATGTATTTCAAAGAATAATTACTGGATAGGTTAATTATGTGGAGATAATTTTACACGTTAGTGCAATATAAAACCAACCCCCCTACCCCCCTTTGTCGAAATTGTGTGAAGTGAGCACTTACTAACTTAAATGTGTAAGTGAGTACTTACTTACCTATATATATATATATATATAATATATTAACTATAGTATATATATATACTATATTAGATAATATATAAGTATATAGTAACTAGTTATATATTAATATACCCCCAGTAGTATATATATTATTATATATAATAGTATAATAGTTATATATATTATATAGTTATATAATGTTACTAGTATTATATTGATAATATTATAGATATAATATGCAATATAATGCATATAATACGTACATATATACGTACGCGCGCGTATACGTGTACATATGTATACGTACATGGGTACGCAAGGTTTGTAAGGTTCGTGTAAGTATTCTATGGATAATGGGTCACATGCACAGCAGATGTTGTTAATTAGCAACATATGTTGTAAGTTTCATGTAAGGTTTCTGTGTATAATAGAGGCCATGCACTGATACGGTGCACGATACTAGTAAGGACAATGATTCTCACTGTAAGTTTCGTGTAAGGTTAGTGTGTATAATGAAGGTCATACGAAGCAACATGTAATCTTGCATGTTGTGGGTGTTGTGTAAAGACAACAAAAGTTCTTTGGAAGTTGTAAGTTTGGTGTAAGAAACCAGAGTTATAATGGATGCAAGCAAGGGAATACGTACCCCTAATAAAACGTATGCGAAAGCTTTGACTATGGCAACACAGTGTCCATACGAGTTCGCTAGGTGCAAGATACTTGGGAGAGTATCAGGTAAAACCCTAATGGCACAGGGGATAAGTTACCAGAAAACTCTAGGGTTTTCCTTAGTATATGTTACTAGTAACGTGTGCTAAGATCAAGCCTTAGTAAATCAAATTAAACTGTAAAGGAATTATATGTCATACGAAAATAATCTGCGAGTTGCCCTTACCCAAGCAAAAGAAGGTAAGGACATTTCAAGGGAAGCAGGGGCGGGAGTGTGGGCTAACTATGTGAGAGCTACATGCTACATAGGTGGTCAGCCCTCAAATGTAGAAGAGTTGGATAAAGCACACAAAACATTGGTTGATGATCTCAACAACATTAAGGAATTATCCAAGGAAGAGAAAAATAGTCTACGCTCAGCAAAATCCGTAGTAGGCAAGGCCGTTACTAATAACGTTGATGTGTGGCAACGTGACGACTCAGGTAGTGTAGTGATGGAAGATGGATTCCCAATGCCCAAGGGTAAAAGCGAGTTGCAAGAGGCTAAGAGTGACTTTGAGCGTATGCTTGGATTCATCGAGGCGGCACAAAAGAAGTATGACAGCGAGACACGAGATGCATTCAGCAAGGAAGAGTTGCAAGAATTGTGGGGTAAGATTGCCTTGCTAGCTGACTCAGTGTACGAAGCTAAGAACGCACAGTAAGGATGGCAGGGGACTAACAATCCCCTGTTACTAGTAACAAACAAGGATTATCATGCGTAAAATTGAAAAAGCTATGTGTAATGCTGTTAACAATAGGCTTACATGGTCTAATGACAACACATCAGTAAAACCTATTGACGACGTTAACGTAGCAGTGTATCTATGGGGTAATCATATTGCAGACGTTAACAGTAGGACAGGCTTTGTAATGGTTAACAATAATACGTTAGCCAAATGGCCTACAGTTACCACAAAATCACGATTACGTGCATTGGGAGCAACGGTATGAGAGATGAATTCGAGGCAACATTAGTAGGTGTAGTGTTACTAGTAGCACTGCTAGCATTCTTTGACATTCTTTGGAAATAACATGACAACATACAATTTTCACAGCGACCCCGGACATGGATGGCTTGAGGTAGGGAGAGATGAGTTAGCTATGCTACACATCGACGATCAAGTTAGCGGGTATAGTTACATCAAGGGAGATAAGGTATATCTTGAAGAGGATTGCGACGCATCATTGTTCATTAATGCACTGGAGAATTTGGGTGTAAAGTTTACATTCAATAGCATTACTAGTAACAACGATTCACCTATCCGGATGATGAAGAGGTACACAAAATGACCGAAGGTCTGTCATCGTCTCGCATTGTCGAATTAAATTCTGATGAAGAATTACGTTCATTTGTGGAAGAGTTGACAAAACAATACTTTAACAACAAGGGTATGATGGATGGTGACGTAGAAGATTGGCTAGACTCAGAGTTTAACCGTATCTATGTAACCTATGCATATCCAGACGTAACCAAGGTAAACTAACATGAATTATCTAGACGTACAACAATTTGAAACATATGTAACAGCATGTGCTAAAAATAGTGGGGTAAATGTCATGTGGGATGCACCGGATTCTACCCCTAGAACTAACGGTAAGCAGATGTGGATACCCTTAATTACTAGCAGTACTAACCTAAAGTGGATGACACGCATACGGTATTTCGTTAAGCACGAGACAAGTCACGTGGTATACAGTGACTTCAATTACCTTAACAAGGTTAAACCTACAGGGTTATTGGCACTAATCAATAACCTTATAGAAGACCATCGTATCGACTATCTTAACGACAGCGAGTACAAGGGTGACAGCATTATTAGTAACGCTTTTTGGTATCTGTATGCAGATGACATTAGCAAGCGTGTAGAGAGCACAGACAAAGAGTTGCAACAGCAACAGCTAGAGACATTACCCTTATTCATATGGGATGCGTCATTGCGTGACTGGATTCATTCAGCAGATGATGCTAAGGAACAGATGCTACAACATGCAGATTCTACAACATTGATGCGACTAGCCAAGCTAGACAAGTACTCAGATGAGTTACGTATCATTCGTGAGAGTGGCACAGCAGAAGAGGTTATGTCACTGGCAGAGCGCATACTAGCAGACCTATACGAGCAAGACCCTGCAGATTACAAGGGTGCAGATGAGAGCGATAGCAAGGGCACTAGCACAGCCAAGGGTAAGGGTGATGGTGAGGGTAAAGAGGGTCAGCCAACTAGTGATGATGTAGACCGATTAGTAGATGTACGTAAGCTTATGCAAGCTATAGGGCATGACCATAAGCCTAGCAGGACAGGCATACATCTAATTGCAGATGCAGTGGGCAAGGGTGCGTACACTATCCCTAGACCTAACGAGTATGTTATCTGTGGGTTTGACAGCAAGTTGCCTAGTGTAATAACTGATTACATTGGCACTGGTTATCTAAAGAAGAAGGCTATCAGCGACTACATTACTAGTAACGCTAGACCTATGGCTACTAAGTTGCGTCTTAAGTTGCAGACACGTAGCAGGGATAGGTACGAGTACGGTAAGAAGAGGGGTAAGTTACATAACGGTAGTTTGCATCGTCTTATCAGTGGCAATGACAAAGTAGCAGAGAAGGTATTTCGTCAGCGTATTGTAAGCGATACGACCGATACTGCAGTGTGTTTACTGGTAGATTGTAGCGGTAGTATGTCAGGTAGTAAGTTTGACATGGCATGTGCTGGTGCAGGGGCACTAGCCGAGGCACTAAAGCCTATCAACATTGCCTATTCAATCTATGGCTTTACTAACACTGTAGTAGATGAAGACCCTATTATCTGGTTGTTCACTGAGTTTGGTGAGAGGGTTGCACAACCTGAGCTTATCAAGAGGTTCGACAAGGTGAGTGGTGGACTATGGCAGAATACAGATGGTGATGCCATTGCTTATGCGACAGCTAGATTATCGCAACGCAAAGAACATCGTAAGGTGTTACTAGTATTGTCTGATGGTAGTCCGGCAGGTAGAGATCATGCAGGTGATGTGGAAGCATACACACTGAAGACAGTACAACATGCAGAGAGTATGGGAGTTGATGTATATGGTATTGGTATTTGCGATACTAACGTTACTCGTTTTTATAAAAAGAATGTAGTAGTTAACGACTTATCTAATCTCTCTAACACAATTTTATCAATCATTGATCGGAGTATTTAACATGACAGCAGAACTTAATGACCGAGTGGCTAAGGCAATTGCGGCACACCTAGGTAAATCCCCTAAAGAAGATGCGCCTAAGCCTATAGCACCTACAGTATCCAAAGCACCGGATATGCTAGAAGATGGGCATGTATGGTTTAGTAAGGTGTTTGGCTATACCCCTAAGTTTGGTGACTTTGGTATCCATGTGCTAGATGCACCTACTAACCCAGAGATTGCACGACTCGTACCCATGTGTGACCCAGACTATGTGTTGCAGAAGGATGAGGCGGCATTACTAGTAGCGGGTATGATGGACGGTGATAAGACCCTCATCACTGGCCCTACTGGTAGCGGTAAATCATCACTGGTTAAGTATGTGTGTGCTAAGCTTAACCGACCATTCATTCGTATCAACATGAGTGGTGACGTAGAGAGTGCGGCATTGTTTGGTACACTGGTAGTACGTGGTGGTGCTACTGTATGGGAGGATGGTGCTATCACAGAGGCGGCTAAGTATGGTGCAGTGTGCTTAGTGGATGAGTGGGAACTTATGCCAGCAGAGATTGCTATGGGTATGCAGAACTTGTTAGAAGATGGCGGTTATTTATATCTCAAAGAGAAGCCCGGTAATAGCGATGATAGAACAGTTACTCCGCATGACGACTTTAGACTTGTGTTTGCTGGTAATACAGTTGGTCAGGGAGATGTTACTGGTGCGTTTTCTGGTGTAGGTGTACAGAATACAGCTACCATTGACCGATTCACTAACACTATCCGCTTAGGCTATCTCTCTCAGAAGCATGAGGTTGACATCATTACTAGTAAGAGTAGTGTCGATAAGAAGGTTGCCACTGACATGGTACGTCTTGCATCACTTGTACGTACAGCGTATGAGCAGGGTAAGGTAGGCCTTACTATCAGCCCACGTACCCTTATCAATTGGGCACGTAAGCAGAAGCGTTACGATGCACAGTATGCATTGCAAGTGTGCTACCTTGAGAAGCTTACACCAGACGACAGCAAGAGTGTGTCAGAGTTGTTTACCAAGGTCTTTGGTTAATCATGTTGACAGCACCGTTAAGGTCTGTCATCACTATTTTTGTTACTAGTATTATGGA